AAGGGCCTATAAGTAAGGGGGTGGGGGGGAAAAGGGGAATGGGAGAAAAATGACATAAGACCTTTTCTCAAAATTTATAGTATTTTTCAATCCTGGGCCTATCCTTTATAAATACTTTGCTTTATTCTCTATTTTACTTGTATTCTAAAATATATTTTAGAATTATTCGTACTTTTTACTAAAAAGTACTTGACTTATTTATCTAGATATGATATAATAACAATTACAGATAATCCTTTTTTAAAGGAGACTTAAATGAATGATCTTACAGACAGAATTCGAACATACAAACTTAAATTGGAACTTCCGGTACAAAATGTTCCTAAAAAGCCAGTCGGAAGAACAAACTTCACTGACAAGCAAAAGATGGAAGCTGTAAAATTATGGTTAGCTTGTGGTAGTCCTACCCATGTAGGGGCAGCTTTAGGGATAAATAGACGTACTATACATATTTGGATGAATTCTGACTGGTGGAAAAGGGTTGTTGAGGAGATTAGGACCGAAGGTAGGTTCGTACTCAATAAAAAACTAAGAAACATTGTCGATAAATCCCTAGATGTCCTTTATGATCGTATGGAAAACGGGGATTTTGCCTTTAATCGGGATACTGGTGAGGTTATTAGGAAACCAATCTCAGCTAGAGATGCCCATAAGATAGCTTCTGACTTTATTGACAAATCAGAAAAGCTGGAAGAACCCCTAAAACAGAATAATACCCAGGTTGAGGATCGTTTAACCCAACTTGCAGATGCTTTCTCTAAGTTTGCATCAAAAACTACTAAAATTGAGGTGATTGATGCCGTATATGAAGAACGGAAAGAGGGATTACTCCAAGGAGAAGTCCTGGGAGGAAAGACACCCAGAACGGAAGAAGCAACGAGCCGAGAGAATGGTAGCCCGGAGAGCAGAGGAAAAGAAGGGGCTAGTACACAAGGGGGACAATCTCCAAGTGGATCACGTGAAACCCCTGAGTCATGGAGGATTGAACTCACCGAGGAATTGGAGAGTAGTTCCAGCCCATGAAAATGAGTCTTTTGCTAGAAATCCTGATGGAAGCCACAAATAATGCCTTGTATAATCTGGCCAGGATTTAAAAGTAAAAATGGTTATCCATTATCTAATCGAGGATGGATAAAAATACATAGACAAGTACTTAAAGATAAAGTACAAGGTCCTATTAGAAATGCTCTTCATACCTGTGATAATCCTTCTTGTGTAAATCCAGATCATTTATTTGATGGTTCTCAAATGGATAATGTTAAGGATATGTTGGCTAAGGGACGTGGATCTAAAGGAAAACCTAGGTTACTAAAACAAATATGTAAACGTGGTCATAAACTCACTTCCGAAAATAGGCTCGGAAGTTTAAAGAAAGAATGTAAAATTTGTCATAAACTACGTCAAAGTGCCTATCGAAGGAGAGGACAAAATCCCGTTTACCTTAAAACAACATAAACTCTTTGAATACGTAAAACATAACCCTACACAAGCCTACGCTAAGGGTATTAAAATTAAACCAGCTGATGCCTCTAAAATGGCTTCTGAAGGAGTTAAAAGTGAAACAGGAACTAAAAAGAAATCCAAGAGAACCTAAGGGAATGACAGGAATCCCAAAGCAACATGAACACCTTCATCCTTTGCATAAAGAAGGTACTGATCATAGGGATATGAGCATGAAGGACAAGTATCTAGGGAATGGACCTCATATTGATATGCCAAAACACCAACATTCGTTACATCATCCCCATACTGATGTATCTGAGAAACATGCAGAACAAATGAAAAAAGGTTCCTATTAATGAATTACCTTCAATACTGGCCAGTTGCTGTTGTACTATTGGGAGTCGTAGCCTATGTATTCTGGCCTAAAAGTACTCCTGCTGCGACTCCTGCTCCTCAACCTCAAAAGCCGTGTCCAGTTCCTACTCCTAAAGATACTTTTGAACAAGAAGTTGCAAAGCTTCCTAAAGAAGTAAAACCAGAAGTAAAGCCAGATTCAAGTGTTGTAGTTCTAGATAAACCTGAAGTAATGGATGTTAAGGTAGATCTTCCTGTGGATAAAACCCAGGTTGCTAGTACTTTATCTCATGAAGCTGATCTACATAAAAAGGCTGCTATCCAAAAACAAGTTGAAGTAGATAATCATAAAATGGTTGCTGATCATTTAACCAAGGCAGTAAAAGAACTAAACTAATGCTTACCGCAGGCGTCGTCGAGGGCTTCTGCGGATCATTGCTTGCCCCGGGCTTTGACCAAGCCACAAAAAGCCCGGATTTCCACAAAGAAATGTGGCAAATGTATTGTAGTTCGTTTCCTAGAGTCGCTGTTGCAGCTCCTAGAGGACACGCTAAAAGTACGGCTGGAACTGTTGCTTATGGCCTTGCTTGCCTTCTTTTTAGAGAGTCTAGGTTTCTCGTTATAGTTTCAGATACTGAAGCTCAGGCCGTAATGTTCCTAAAAGCTATGGTTCAAGAGCTTCAGAACAACGAACAATTAATAAAGGTCTTTGGTGTAGTACCTCAGTTCCTAAAAGACACTGAATCTGACATTATCATAGCCTTTGAGGATGGACATACCATCCGAGTAATGGCTAAAGGTGCAGAACAGAAGCTTCGGGGTCTAAATTGGAACGGAACCAGACCTGACCTAATTATTGTAGACGACTTGGAGAATGACGAATTAGTAATGAACAAAGATCGCCGGGAGAAGTTGATGCGCTGGTTTTTTGGCGCATTGATGCCTGCGCTATCCCCCAATGGGAAGATAAGAGTACATGGTACTGTAGTACATCAAGACTCTCTTCTAAACTCCCTAATGCCTCAGGACTCATCCAGGATCCGAAAGGAACAGGATCTAAAGACCTGGGATGACTGGCCTGACGGAAGACCTAGAGGATGGTTGTCAGTAAAATATAAAGCTCATAATAAGGATTTAACCAAGTTTCTATGGCCGGAGAGGTTTGGAAAGGATTATTTCCAGGATAAAAGAGCAGATTATTTATCGAGAGGTTTAAGTGATTTATACTCACAAGAATACCTTAACGAGCCTATCGATGAATCAGTTGCCTACTTCAAAAAGAGTGACTTCCTTACAATTAGGGAAGAAGACTGGAAAACAAGAAAAAGACGATACCTGGCTTTTGATCCTGCCGTTTCGGAATCAGAACGGGCCGATTTCAGCGTATTTGTGCTCGCGGGAGTTGACGAGGACCGGGTACTTCATATCGAGAATGTTGTAAGGGAAAGACTAGATGGTAAAGATATAGTTGACTATATTCTTGCTATGCACCGTCATTATGACCTAGACGCTGTGGGTGTACCTAAGGATCTTATAACGAAGACTTTAGGACCTTTCCTTAGAGAGGAGATGATACGATCAAACTCCTTCCCAACCATCGTAGAACTGCCTACAACAGGCAAAAACAAAGTCCAGTGTGCTAGATCCATCCAAGCTAGAATGCGTGCTAAAACGGTCAAATTCGCTAAGGAAGCTGACTGGTATCCACAGCTAGAAGATGAAATGACTAAGTTTCCAAGAGGTACTAAAGATGACGTAGTTGATGCTATGTCCTATATGGGAATGTTACTAGACAAGATTGTTGAAGCACCTACTGAACAGGAAGCCGAGGACGAAGAACAGGATGAATTACGACGCGAATACCGCAGCCAGTTCTCCGGAAGATCCCACATCTCCGGCTACTGAGAAGCAAGAACTAGCTGATATTAATATAGCTAAAGCCATCATGCGTAAGTATGATGGTGAGGATTGTCTTAAAAAGATTGGTAGAGACTGTAAGGCAGGGTTTGATGCTGATAATAAAAGTAGAACAGACTGGATCTCAGACATCGAAGAGTGGGTCAAGATTGCCAAACAGTATCGGGAAACCAAATCTTGGCCCTGGGACCAAGCATCAAACATTAAATATCCTCTTATTTCTACTGCTGCTATGCAGTTTAGCGCCAGAGCTTATCCTTCTCTTGTACCTGCTGATGGTAATATTGTTAGGACCAGGGTCATAGGAGAAGACCCAGACGGATCTAAATCAGACAAAGCTACTAGAGCTTCAAAGTATATGTCCTGGCAGTTAATGTACCAAATGCCAAGATGGGAAGAGGATATGGATAGGCTTCTCATGATGGTTTCTGTCATGGGAATGATGTTTAAGAAGACCTTCTATTCTAAAGAGGAAGAAAGAGCTGTAAGTTGTCTTGTTTACCCAGAGAACTTTGTAGTTGATTATTGGGCAGAATCATTGGAAGAAGCTGAGCGTTATTCTGAGATTATCTACATCTCAAAAAGACGTTTAAAGAATAAGCAAAATGCGGGTATTTATTTGGATTGTAATTTAGGTGAACCTACTACTCCAAAGAAGGAACTGGATGCTGGGATGCCAGCTTATCCTACGAATGATTCCGTAACCCCGTATCGTCTTATTTCCCAGGCATGTTGGCTTGACCTGAACGATGACGGTTTAGACGAGCCATATACCGTGGTGTTCCATTATGATACTGCGCGTGTTCTTGGGATTTATCCTCGATTTAATCAGAAGAATGTTAAACTTGATGATAAAGGTAATATCTGTCATATTAAAGCTGATTGTTATTACACTAAGTTTGGTTTCATTCCTAATCCTGATGGTTCTTTTTATGATATCGGTTTTGGCCACCTACTTGGTCCTTTAAATGATTCAGTCAACACCCTCGTCAATCAACTTGTTGATGCTGGAACGCTTGCTAACCTTCAGGCAGGATTTATCGGAAAGGGGTTACGACTGCGACTTGGAGATACTCCTCTCCAACCAGGAGAGTGGAGAGCAGTTAACGCTGTCGGGGACGATCTCAGGAAACAAATTGTCCCCCTACCAATTAAAGATCCAAGTAAAACTCTCTTCGATCTCCTCCAGTTCTTGATTACAGCAGGTAAAGAACTAGCCTCAGTAGCTGAGATCTTTGTAGGTAAAATGCCCGGACAAAATACTCCAGCCACTACGACTATGGCTAGTATTGACCAGGGAATGAAGGTCTTTACTTCTATTTATAAACGGGTTTACAGAGCTCTTGAACACGAATTTAAGAAGCTTTTTGATATCAATTCGTGTTATCTTGACTATGATACGTATGTAGAACTTCTCGGGGACCAAAAGGTTAACCCAGGTGATTTCGATAATAAGCTTTTTGATATTATTCCTGCTGCTGACCCAGCTTCAGCATCAAGTACCGAGAAACTCCAGAAAGCACAGGCTCTCTTAGAACTAATGCAGTTGGGTACCCTTGATCCTGCTGAGGTTACAATGAGAATCCTCCAGGCTCAGGAACAACCAGATTGGCAGAAACTGATCCCAGGTTTGGCCCAGACAGGCAAACCACAAATCCAACCTAAGGTAGATCCTAAGGTTCAAGCTATCCAAGAAAAGGCTAAGGCAGAGGCTGCTCAAAGTCAACAAGAGCAACAACAAGACCAACAAAGATTCCAGTTAGAACAACAAGGTCAACAAGCTGATCTTGCAGCTAAACAACAAGAGAATCAGATGAATCTTCAGGGTAAACAAGCAGAACTACAATTGAAAGCTGTTGAAGGACAGCAGACTCTTCAAGCAAAAATGGCATCCAATGCCGTAGATCAACAACATCAACAGACGATGAATCAGCAAGCCCAACAACATGGACATGCTACTAATAAGGTCAAAGAGGAGGCACTACGGACAAAGGCGACTTCGCAGACTGGAAACAGCACCCAATCACAAAAGCATTCTTCAAACTCATCCAAGAAGAAATAGAGGATGGAAGAGACGAATTAGAGAACCACGCTAAGTTTCCACAAGATCAGAATCTATATCGTATAGCAACAATTGGTGGTAAAGTAGCCGCCTACAGAGCAGTATTTAACATGGAGATTGTTGAATGATTGAACCGATTGGTTATAGGGTTTTACTTACATTTGAAAGTGTAGCAGATCTAGATCCAGATTTTAAACGTGCCAAGAAGGCTGGAATTGTCCTAGCTGAAGACCATGAAGATATGCAACGGCGCAATGCTGGTGTAGACAAGGGTACTGTAGTAGCTCTTGGACCTTCTTGTGATTTTGGTACAAAGGTTAGAGTTGGTGATCGAGTTGGTTTTGCTAAACACTCTGGTAAACTCATCGAAGATGAGATTACTAAAGACAAATATGTTATGGTTAATGATGAAGATGTTCTTTACGTGCAGAGGTCATAATGGAGACAGAACAAGAAGCTCGGGATAATGGTTGGGTTCCTGAAGAGGATTTTAGGTCTAACCCGAACAATGAAGGTAAGAAGTGGCGTACCGCAGAAGAGTTTATGGATCGGAAATCTTTATTTGATAAGATTGATGATCAACATCGAGAACTACGTAAGCTCCGTGATGGTATGAGTGCACTTCAGCAACACAATCAACAAATTGAAACAGTTACCAGGGAACGTCTTCTAAAAGAACTTAAGGCCCAAAAGGCCGAAGCAGTCAAAGAAGGTGACGTTGTTAAGATCGAAGAACTTCGCGACAAAATCGATGAAGTTAAGGCCATTCCAGTGGAAGTACCTATGCAACAAAGTACTCCACCAGAATTCAAACAATGGCTAGATGATAACTCCTGGTATGGTTCAGATAAAGAAATGCGAGCTTTTGCAGATGCCTATGGTGTTGCACAACATCAAGCGGGGAAGTCCCCCCAGGAAGTTTTAAGTGCGGTCTCCAAGAAGGTAAAACAAGCCTACCCAGACAAGTTCAAGAATCCGGCTAAAGAATCTGCTCCTCCAATCGAGGGCAGTACTGGACGGAAAGCGGACCTCAAATCTAATCCCGGCCTAACAGAAATGCAGGAAAAGATTTGGAGAGATCTGGAAAGAGCTGGAGTTCCTTCAAGTAAGGATCCCAAAAAGAAGATGACTAGAGAAGAGTATGTTGATCGTTTAAAGTCGATTTAATCGGAGAGAATGATGGAAGATAAAACCCAAACACCTGCTAAGAAGCGTCGTCCAGTTGGATTACAAAATCGACTGGAAATTTTGAATCAAGATCCAAACCGTGTATATCGCCTCATCAATGAAGATCCTGCCCGTGTAGCTCAATTCGAAGCTGCTGGGTATAGAATCGAGGATGTACAGGAGTACATGGCTGGAGCTAAAAAGGGCGGTAAAGGTAGTTCTACTGATAATATGTTTCATGCTGGTGGTGGGCAAAAACAACTCCTGGTCTCTATTGAAAAGGAGTTCTATGATGAGGATCAAGCTCTAAAGCAAGCTAAAGTAGACGCCATTGAAGCCCAAATTAAAAACAAAACTGCCGATGGCTTACAAGGTTTCTATGGGGATATTAAAATCTCTCGATAAACTTGACAGCCATCTCTCATAGGAGAAATAGATGGCAAACGTTGTACGTGCTGGTCAAGGGTTCCGAGCTCTCTGGGGTTCAGATAGCGGTTCCTATTCCGGCAAAGTTAATGTGTATTTCCAGCCAGCGAGTGATGCAACTGCACTTGCTCAAGGAGATATTGTCAAGTTAGTGGCTACTTCTGTAGCCCCTACTGTTCAAACTACTAATCTTTACTATCCTGTAGCATATCTGCCTACAGTTACCCGTATTACTGCTGTGACTGATGTTGCAGTTGGAGTTGTGGTTGGATTCCTTGCGGACCCAGCAAACCTTCAATATGCTAATTATCGTTTAGCATCAACTGATCGTTACATTCTTGTAGCAGACAGTCCCGTTGCTGAATTCGAAACTGAGTTCAACGGTGCTTACACCTACAACACAGCAGTTGGACTTAATGCATCACCAAAGATTGGAGCTATTACTACTGTTACTAATGTAGCTCTTTCTAACATGGAACTGGATGGCACGACTCTTGCGACGACTGCAACTCTAATGTTCCGTGTCAAGCGTTATGTTCAACGTATCGATAACCAAGTTGATACGACTTCACCAGCATCCGCTAAGGTTGTTGTACAGTTTAACACTCATCAATACCTACCTGGTGGCAACACCACTGGTATTTAATAGGAGCTTATTATGGCAATGCCGATCACTACTGGCTCGTTTGCTAAGGCTCTTTGGCCCGGTGTAGAAGCCTGGTATGGTAAAGAGTATAACGAGTATCCAGTTGAATTTATTCATCTGTTCGAAGAGCGTAGTTCACATAAAAACTTCGAAGAAATTATTGGTATTACTTCATTTGGTCTAGCCCAAGTTAAACCCGAGGGTGGAACCATTGCTTACGATACTGAGCGTCAAGGTTTCTTGACACGTGCTACACACGTTGTATTTGGTCTTGGATTCATTATCACTCGTGAAATGTATGAAGATGACCAGTATGATGTAGTTGGAGAACGTAAGTCAAAGGGTCTTGCCTTCTCAATGCGTCAAACCCAAGAAGTCAACGGTGCCAACGTATATAACCGTGCTTTCAATTCAGCCTTTGCTTATGGTGATGGACAGCAAGCTATTTCAGCAGCCCACCCAAATGTGGCTGGTGGAACATGGTCAAATGCACTTTCAGTTAACTCAGACCTTTCTGAAGCTAGCCTTGAACAAGCTTGTAACCAGATTGCTTTATTTACTAACGATCGTGGTCTGATTATTGCTGCTATTCCTGAGTCCCTTATTATTCCTTGGGCTCTGGAGTTTGAAGCTGTTCGTATTCTAAAGTCAGCTGGACGTGTTGGTACAGACTTTAATGACCTAAATGCTCTTAAAGAACTAGGGAAGTTCCGTAAGGGTCTGGTCATTAACCACTTCTTGACTGATCTAGATGCATGGTATATTCGGACTAATGTTCCAGATGGTATGCTCTACTTTAATCGTAGAGCAGCCGAGTTTGGCACTGAGAACGACTTTGATACTGAAAATGCGAAGTTTAAGGCAACTCAGCGTTATTCATTCACTGTTGGAGATCCTCGCGCCATCTTTGGTTCACCGGGCGCATAATGAATAGGGGCTTAATGCCCCTTTCATGGAGAAACTATGATCCAGTATCCAGATCTAAAACCAATCCCATCGAGTAATTGCCGAACTGTTAAGGTAAAGTCGTTTCCGATCTATCGCTCGGACACGGTTGCTACCTTAACATATGCTCCAGTTATTCCTATCACAAACATCCCAAATTGTGAGTGGAACTACTTAAGAGCTACTTTACCTGCGGCAGCTACTCCGATTTCACTAACTCTATGGTCACAGGCAGCTTCTAATGCTGTTACCACAGCTACTATTAATATTGGGACAATCATGCCCTATGTTAGTATTAGTGCTGCTGGTACCACAGCTACAGTAACTTTTGCTCTACCGCATCAGTTGACTACTTCAGATTTTATCTTTGTTAAAGGATCTGGACAACCCAACTTCGATACAAGTGCAGCAACAGCAGTAGCTTCTGTGCCTAGTGCTACGACTATTACATATACTATCTCTTCAACTACAGCAACATCAACCCAGGGTGAACTAGTTTGTTTATCCTACTATCTTTACGGGTTTGATGTCAAGACAGCAGCTACTGGTAAAGGACAGGTCTTTCCTAATCCAGTAACTAGGTTTGGTTATGCACCAAATGCAACTGGTGCTTATCAACCAGGTCAATACCACGTAGGGTTCCCAAACACTAATCCAATCACTACGGACTTAGACTGGGGACAGCCTTTCCAAGGTGGTGATCAAGGTATTGTAGTTACCTATGCTGAAACCGGAGGTGCTTCCTCATCTGGAGGTCCTTGGGTAGTTTATTTCGAATACGTATAATATTTTAAACTAGCCGAGGGGCGATTTCCTTTTTAAGGAGTCGCCCTTCTTTTATTTGGAGAAAACCGATGAGTTCCGGTTTACAGTTACGGCCATTTAGGCCGCTGGCGCCAACCGTTTTGCTGTCTGTGACGACTTCGAGCGTGGCGAGCCAATTGAATTATCCAGGGACTTCTACACAAGGTCCTACCCCTGAATACCTACAACCTCAGATTGGTGGTGGTGTTCAGATGATTCAATTCGTTAATGCAGGTACTTCTACTGTTTATGTAACATTTGGTAAAACAACTTCACGTTCTGGTGGCCCTTTAAATCCAGCAGAACCCCCTACAGCCACAATTCCTCTTGTAGGTACTCCAGGATCGATGCCGATTCTAGCAGGAACCGTGGTAGTATATACTATTGGATCCAGAATTGATTCTATTGCAGTAATTGCCTCCGTAGCTAATGCCCAATTCTTCTATACTATTGGTGAGGGCACATAATGTTAAAAGCTGCAATTAGAAATAATAGTGTTATTATAGGGGAAACAGCAGTTCCCTTTATTGTTGCTCCTACAGGAACCATGGCAAACAATGGAGCAATTACTTTAGGAACAGCTTTAGCAACTACCTATTCTAACGCTTTTATTATGCTTCCTGCTGGAGCAATTGCTGCTGGTGTTCCTGCTGCTGCTTCCTGGTTATTTGTTCAAATGTCCAGTACTACGGCAGGAACTGTATTTAATAATACTTATACTAGCGGTGTTCCTGTTATTCCCACTGCCCCAACTCCCTTTGTTACTACAGGTCCTGGGGCATATACTGGTGTAACCACTGCCCAGAATGGTGTTACTTATGTAGTTCCTGGTAATTTGATGGGGCCTAATGGAACCCTTTATTACGAAGCAAGCTATCAGTATCCTAACACCGCAGGTGCAAAAACAGCCTCTGTTGCCTATGGCGGAGTTGCTATTTTTACCAGAGGAGAGACAACCTCAGTTTCCGGTGCTATAGCAAAAAAGCTACAAAACCGTGGTGTTGCTAATTCCCAGATCTCTTCGGATCCAGGTGGTCAACCAGGTGTAGTTCTAGCTGCTGTGGCTAGTCCTACAGTTACTGCTATAGATACTACTGCTAATCAAAACTTTATCTTTGTCCTACAATTAGCCACAGCTACTGATTTCTTGGTAATGGAGAGATTGTTTGTTGCTGTGTTTCCTGGATAATGCTCAAGGGATCTACATATGTAAATGTAGTTTCTATTGATCTTAAACAACAAATGGGAGCCAAGGGAGATGGAGTTTCGGACGATAGTGCCTCTTTAGTTGCAGCAATTAATCAAGTTAATACAAACTACACAAACAAGATTTCCAGTATTATTACAGTTCCTCCGGGGTCATATTTAATTAAAAGTAATGCTATCCCCGCTTTTAGTCCTGGTGTACCCGGAGCTATATATGGGGCAGGTCCTCACAGAACCTACTTTCAACTAGATTCTAGTTATGTTGGAGATCTCTTCTCCTGGTCAGAGTCCTGGATAAGTACAGCTTATGTATCTGGGATGACTGGAGCACAGGACAAAGCCGGACCTCAAGCAAAAGGATTTACAGTACTTGGTAATACTAGTGCTGGAAGTCAACAAAATGTTTTTAGATTCTATGATAGAAATGACCATGTATTAATGGAGGATGTTGAAGCCTACTTCATTAATGGACAGTTTCTTTCTTGTGGTAGAACATTAAATCAATCTATTGGGTTTATGAGGGAAAGTCACTTTAGAAATCTAAAAGCATTTAATTGTGGTACAGTAAGTCAACCTGTTATAGAACTTTCCTCTACTACAACCGTAAGTTCCGACGCTACTAATGAACTTCAATTCCATGGTCTTAATCTCTTCGGAGCAAAAGGAAAGGGAATTGTTATTAACAACCCCAATTCTTTTAATTCTACCCGACTTATTAAGATGTTTGGGGTTAGGATAGAAGCTGGTGGAGATGATGGGATTAGTATCGGACTTGTTACTGATACTGGTCAAACCTCTAATATAGGTATTCATGGCTGGGAATTGTCCAGTGGATTAATTAATACCTACGGTTTAGCAGTAAATACTAATGGTAGTTTTGTTCCCTATGGTATATATGTGAATGATGGTGTTATCAATACTCTAGGAAGCGGTATTAATCTTCAAAGATGTAATGGATTGCAGATTATTTTAAGTTCTATGAATGTCGGACAAAACACAGTAACCACTACTGCCAATGCCCTGAACTATATTGTAAGTGGACCCAATACAACCTATTCACACAATCCATAGAGAGATTATGTCTAATACTGGAAATACTATTAAGCACACATTAGATTTAACTGCTGCCTTTGTGGCAGTAGCACCTTGGTTTGATCTTATGCCAAAGATCGCAGCTACTATGGCTGTTCTTTGGTATATGGTTAGATTTTATGAATGGGTTAAAGAGAAGCTAAATGCCAAATCCGGAAGGTAGTTGGTATAGAGGCCGCTGGCTATTCTATTGTGATGTCTGTGGAAAAAAGATGGTTTCCACAGATGCCAAAAGACGTTGGGATGGCCTCTATGTATGTAAAAATGATTGGGAGATGCGCCATCCCAGTGACTTTATTCGTGCTCGAAAAGAGACCTCAAATGAACTACCATGGTCCAGACCTGTCCTACCAGAAGGTAATGTAGCTCCTAACTATAAAGATGTGTATGTTGCCTTCACTGATGGATTATCAGGTACTGATACTGCATATATCGGAACTGGTGCTTATTATTTCTATGACACTTCTAAAGATGTTTATCCATCTCCAGAAGCCTATGTAATCGGAGATTATTTCTAATGTCTATTGTTACTAGATTAGGTAAAGGAGCTCCGCTAACATTTGCGGAAATGGATGGTAATTTTACCACAATTGCTGGTTTAATTAATGCTGGATTTAATTACTCTACTGATATTGGAACCTTAAATGCATTAGCTATTACCTTAGCTACTCCACCAGCTCTTTATATAGATGGAATGAATTTTAGTGTAAAAGTAGCCAACACAACTACTTCTACTGCTACCCTTAATATTAATGGTTTAGGTGTTAAGAATATTTATGATGAAGCTGGTATACTTCTTACTGCTGGTACTTTACTTGCAGGACAGATCTATACCTTTGTGTACAATTCTAGTCTAGGTTCGGGTGCTGGTGGTTTCACAGCCTTTATCCCAAACCCAACAAACATCCCTTGGGTGGCGGGAGGTTCTGGAGCTACTGTATTAACTCTTACAAATAAACTAAATGAACAGGTTAATACAATTGATTATGGTAGTAGAGGTTCCGCGACAAACTACTAAGTTTAACGTAGGTCAGTATAGAATTGATACTTCAGGGCTTTCAGTTACTGGACCTATCAATCTAACTGGAGATGGTACAGGAGCAGGTCCTGGGGCAGTACTTAATGACCACTGTTCCCAAATTCTACCTAATTTTGCAACGGGAGATGTGATTTATGTTGGACCTACTTTGTATGGTTCAACCTTCCGTGATTTTCAGATCAATTCAAATGTAGGACAACGTACTAGTGGTGCAGGTATTCACTTAGATGGAACTGGTCTTGGTAGTGCTGCTGCAAACTATAGAATTGAAAACGTTGCTTTTAACAATCAATTCCAAGGTATTAATCTATCAGTAGACCACTTAGGTGTTATTGAGAATACTTATCACCAAGCTTGGAAAGCAGATGCTATAGTAGCAACAGGAGATGGAACTCATGAGAGTGCCGGTCCTTTTGCAGTTCAGAACTATTTCTTTGGTGATACAACCACAGGTACTGCTCAAAACTCTGTTTTTCAACTTCATAACGGATATTTTAGATTACTAAATAATTTGATCTTAGGTTCCCAAATTGGGGTTCGACTTTATTGTGATACGTTTCCAGTGGGAGCTCCCGAAGTTGTTGGTAACTGGATTGAAGAGCAGGATGTGTCTGGTATATACTGTTTCCAAAGCGGTGGTCAACTTGGAACAATGTATGCTTTTAACTGGAATGAGTTCTCGACAGCCACTTTAGGTGCTGCTGGTAGACCTAATTTCCAATCCCATATTACAATTGCTACTGGTTCTCCAACCAATTGGTTGACTGATTTCCAGATTATTGGTAATAGAATGCGCACTACAGCAGCAGCTGCTGGGGGTGCGTTTATCAATGTGCTTAGTGGGCAATATGGACAGGTTCGGGATAATACTCTAGAAGGATTAACAGGAAATACTACTCAAGGAATTGAAGTAAGTAATTCGACTAATGTTAAGAATCTGGATGTTTTAGATAACCTAGTCCATGGTAATTTTAGTAATAAATACCTTATTACTAATACGGAAGTAATGTTCCGTGATTTTTCATCCCGATTAACTGCCACTGAACTAGCTTCTATTACGGTTCGTGATGGTTCAACTGCATGGTGTGAAGATGGATTAGCTGGATCTAATCCACTTACAGGAGGTGGAACTGGTTGTATTGCTGTCAGAGAACGTGGTGCCTGGAAGGGTAAAACTCCACAAACTGCCCCTACAGTTATCACAGGCAGCCCAGGAACTTATACAGTAATAGACACCGATACGTCCATTATCTTCAATACTGGTGCCAGTGTAGTAGTAACTCTTCCCACGGCGTCTAGCTTCGTAGGTAGAGAAATAGTTATGAAAACTATTGTTAATTTTGCTATTACTTCCAATCTCTCTAATGTTCAACCTCTTGCTGGAGGTGCTAATGGTACTGCTATTTTAGCTGCGACTGCTGGTAAGTTTGCTATGTTAAAAAGTGATGGTGTAACTTGGTTAACAATGATGGGTAATTAATGAGCACTTCTGGAACTTATAGTTGGACTAGTAATCGTGATTTTGTAATCACAGAAGCCTTTCGTAAAATAGGAAGACTTGGTGATTATGAAGTACTTACAGGAACAACTGATCCAAGACTTACTGTTGGGATTAATGCCCTTAATCCGCTTGTAAAATCACTCCATGCTGATGGAATGCCTTTATGGAAGATTGTTACTGAATCTATTTCCATGAGTAAATGGGTAGGATTAGCAGCAAATGTAGGTGTAACTATTGGCCCAGGAATGTCTATCCCACAGTTGGATAAACCATTAAAGATTATTCAAGGACTACGCAGGGATATCTCAGTAACTCCCACAGTTGATGTTCCTATGAATATCTATACTCATGAAGACTATGAACGGCTTTCATATAAGAACACCAATGGTGCTCCTATCCATATCTTCTATCAACCATTAAGAACTACTGGAACTATCTATCTATGGCCCCTTCCAGATGCTTTCTATTGGGGAGTTAATGGACAATTAATTATCAGATATCATCAGCCATTCCAGGATTTTAATAATCCTACAGATGAACCTGATTTTCCTGTGGAGTGGCATGAAGCTATTATTTATCTGTTAGCTATGAGACTAGCTCCAACCTATGGTGTTCCTATCCAAGAACGAGAAATGCTAGGGAAAGAAGCTATGGCTGCTAAAGAATTAGCCCTTTCCTTTGGTACTGAAGAGGGTTCTTTGTTCCTTCATCCTGCTCATTGGTGGTATTAATTTGTCAGCTAAGAAGATTGCACAGAACGACAATAGGAACAAGTTGAGGGTGCCCCTTCAAGGGAGCACCACGATTACTTCTAGTCCACACTCCTTTACAAATAACTTTGTTCAGGGATGTAAGTATGTAAATTGTTTTCCTGTGGAAATCCCCCAGTTTGGTAGTGATCCAATTCGTGTACTAAATAAAGCACCTGGACTAGATCCAAGTCCTACTACATATAATGTAGATCCTAGTGGAGTAGCTACTACTTGGACACAGATGGGGAGAATAGTTCAATACTTTGATCAGGACCAGATCTTTACTGCTAAAGGTGACCTCTCTAGTTCTAATGTTTACATGGGAGCTATCACCTCTCAATTAAAAGCTCAACTTAATCTAGGGACAGATGGAGCAGTAAGTCCTATTTGTAAGGTTTATGACCAAGCGGCTACTACAGCTAATCCTAAATATTTTTATGCTACAGTAACAGGGGGTGGAACTGGAGTTACGTTTAATCTTGTTGATGTCACCATTTGGAGTGTAGTAACCAATTCATATACTACTCCCCTAACCCTAGGTAGTATAATTGCTGTTCCACCAGTTTATATGAATAATCGAGTTTTTATGCTCGATGTTGTCCAAGGTCTAATTTTCAATACTGATCCTATTAATGGAGCAGCTACTTATACAACAGGTAGCTTTGCAGCTCCACAAATTGTAGCAGATAAGTACTTTGGAATGGTAAAGTACAGAAACCACCTAGCTGTTATCGGTGAGTATTCTATTGAATTCTTTTATGACGGTGGAGTATCTTTAGGTTCTCCTCTAACTCGACAGGAACAATATCTTATTAGGCATGGTTGTACACATATCTCTAATGTAGTTATGTACGGGGATATTATGTACTTTCTGGGATTTACTGATATTCAAGGTTGGGGGCTTTATGAGGTAGCTAACTTTAACCTTAGAAAAGTATCTCCTCCAGGTATTGATGCTATTCTAAATAACATTGATGACTTCACTGGTCAAGCTTCTTCCTTTGCTACTATTAATATAGTAGATATCTTTGGACACGCTGTTCTATTATTCTTGTTTGAGAGTAATTCAGAGACTAATCCGGTACAGTTTGTATTTGAAATACCAAAAAGACCTTATGGGATTATGGCTCCTACTGATGGAATGTGGTGGGAATGGCCAATGATTAATTCAGTTCCACAAGGATCAGATCATTGGAAGGCTTCTACTGCTCCTTATTATGTACATCCTTTAATTTTTCATACTTTACCACAAATTAGTGGTACAAGTTCTGTAACACCCATTGCTTTAACTGGACCTTATGTAAGTAATCCAGCTTCTTTCTATTTTACATATCCAACTAATACTACTGTAAGTGCTACCTTTATTAGTAAAAATCGTGCTTCTTCCTCATCAGTCACAGGAACATATATTACAGATGTTATGGACTTTGATGAAAACAATGAAAAGCATGTTGATTACATTGATTGCATAGGCGACTTTGGAAATAATTCGGTTACTATTTCTTGGACTAATGACCCAACCTATCAAACCTCAAGTTGGCAACAAGCATCAACCCAAACCCAATCTACCAATGGACCTAAATATGCCCTTAGGTGGCATAATCCAGGACCATTCCGAACAATAGCTTTAAGATATGATTTCACAGGTACTTCTAATATTGTATATAAAGGAACCGAGATTTCCTTCAATATGGGTACTAAGTAATGTTTAGAATCTGGAACTTCCAGTCTCAGTTTGATCCTACAGATCCTAATAGTATTAATTGGAAATTATTAACTGATAATACTAAAAGTGGGACTTATGTTCCTATTTTAACTAATATAACTGGAACAGGAGTTTCAGTAACAGGCCACTGGACCCATTATGGACCTTGGGTTCTTGTTAGGATCTATGTTAGTACAACTAGTGGTAATTTTACAACAACAGCTAGTAATGGATTTATAACTCTTCCAACTCCTGTACTTGTAGGTACGACTTCTGCTATTCCACAATATTTACCTATCACTAGAACAGACAATACCTATATTAGTGGTATCTTAACTAATACAAACTCTACAAATACTGTAGGACAGGTTCAAGTAAACAATGCTTTTTTTTCTAATGTAACTAGTTTGTTATATATCTCTGGAACTTATCTAAGGAATTAAATGGCCTTTAATTTACCACAAACTATTAATCCCTCTTCTATCACCCAGAATCAAGGGACGGCTGCTGGTGGTCTTTTAGGACCTCCAAGTTGGAATACTCCGGGAGGTGGTTTTCTTTCCAGTTATACTCCCGGCCAACCCTTTAGTATTAGCCAGAATGTAGGGGATCCGAGTCTTACTCAGGGGTATGGAAACTATTCCATGAATCCACAAGGCCAATATACTCTTGGAAGTACTGTCCAACCACAGGCTTCGGATGCAGGTAGTTTTCTGGATCACCTTATTCAAGGTGGATCTATGGCTGGCCTAGCGGCTGCTGGGGGCCTTGCAGGCGCAAGTGCTTTAGGTGGTACTGGAGGAGCTACTTCTCTTTTTGGTGGCTCTAACCCTCTTTTTGGGGCTGGAGCAGCCACTTCTGGAACTGCTCCCCTTACCTATGGTTCTGTACCTGGATCCTTTGGTGGACCTGCTGGTGCTCCTTTAGCTGGAGGTGGTGATCTTACAGGGATGGGAAGTGCTCTACCTGGAGCTGCTGGAGCAGCACCGGCTTCGACAACTCCTGGATTAACTGGATTAACAGACACTAGTGCTTTATTTGGTAATCCAGCCACAACAAGTGGTATGGGAGGTCCTTTATCAGGAATCGGTGGAGGTCCTTTAGATGCCCTTAATCTTGGTACTGGTGGTGCTAGTGGCCTTGGTGGTGGTGCTCTAAACGGACTTAATCTTGGAGCTTCTGGTACTTCAGCAGGTCTAGAAGGTTCCTCTCCGTTTAGCTTTAGTAGCCTCTTTACTCCCGGAGGTTCTAATAGTTTCCTAAATACTCAAAACCTAGGTAATATCTTTGGTAGTATTCTTGGTGGAAATAAGTCTAGTCAGTTAGGACAAAACCTTACTGGACCTTATAATACTGCTATGGGCAATGCCCAACCAGCTATTAGTAACCTTTTGTCCATGATGAACCCGAGTAACTTCTATAATTCACAGGTTGGACAAAACCTAGCCTATTCGAAAACAAGAGATATTAATGCTACTCAATCCGCTGCTGGTAGGTTTGGGATAGGTCCAGGAGGAGTACCTGCTAACGGTCAAGGAGTAGATGCCCAGAACCTCTTAAACCAGTATATGGCACAACAGTATTCCTCGGCCCTACAAGCTAATTCTGGGGCCACTGGAAGCCTCCTAGGGGCTGTAAATGCCACTTATCCTGGTTATAATGCTGGGAACGTTATCGGGGCAAACAGTGCCAATCCTCTAATGAGCCTATTTAATAACCCAGCTATAAACAATGCTGGTAACTCTGCTCTACAATATCTTTGGAATGGAATCGGCTAATGGCTGGCGAATTTGATCCTCTAAACGCAGGAGCAGGTGATCTTTATAGTATCGCTGGGGGAATCCCCGGTGGTGGTCCTGTTGGGGCAGGAATGGCTGGACAGATGTTCCAGCAGCAACTACAAGAGAAGGCGGCCCAAGCTGAACTAATGCGTCAGCAAGCCTTTGCTCAACAGCAACAAGGACAAAGAACTCAAGCCTTAACCCAACCCGAAGTACAACAGATTCTAGGTTTAGCTGGTCTTTACGGGGGTCAAATACAGCATCTGGGTGCAGAAACACAGGGACTTCAACAAAGTAATTTAGCTCGTTTAGCTAACCTACCTGGAGAAATTGGAGCTGCTGGAGCCAAATTTGGTGCTGAAAGTGCACAGTCAAATCGATCTGCTTTCGAAGCTAAAGCATCCATGGCACTTCCCTTTGCCCCAGACTTTAGATCTTACCCTACGGAGTCAATGAAGGAAACTGCAATTGATGCCTTCGGTGCTCAGGCAGGTCTTTCTAAAGATCCTAACTGGAGAATAGTTAAAGATGCCTTTATGAAAGGACAAACTGGTCCTCAGGCCCTTGGTTCATACTATGCACTAAGTCCTAAGATTTCCGAAGAACAAACCAAAGGTCTATTTGAACTAGAAAAAGCAAAGATCATGGGTGGTGCAGAAGTTCAATCAGCTCAGGTTAGAGCTGGTGCCCTCCGTGATATCCAAACCTCTAGAGAACGTATTGCTAGAACTGTTATGAAAGGTTCTACCGGAGATCAGTTAGCTACTTTGCAGAATATGCAAAGAGAGATGATGACTAATCCTAATGCTAATCAATCTGATCTTATTGCTTTAGACCAACAGATTCAAATGACTAGTATGCGGTATAAACTAGAGCAATCTATCCAAAATAATAGAACTCTAGATGATGCTGCTAAGGCAGAAATGCAACGTGCTATCACACAGATGATTGCCCCTGGAGAAGCTACAGCTCCCCCACTAGATACAAAGATCCCACCTAATGTAGGGGCACTTCCTAACCAAAGTTTAACACCACAACCAAATCAACCCCCAGCAACACAGGCTCCTCAACCAGGAGAAATAAGAATGGGGTATAGATACAACGGTGGTAATCCAGCAGATCCCTCCTCATGGCAGAAGCAGTAGGTCCCTGGAATCAGTTCCAGGCTAGTCCTGGACCGTGGTCTCAATTTAAAGCGGAATCCCCAGCTACGGGACCATGGACTCAGTTTGCCCAAAAATCAGAGGTACCTACTGATCCCAATGAAGCTGCGATGCAAGCCAAGATGCAGCAAGGTATGTCTCAAGGACCAGGATCTCTTGTTCCCAAATCACCCGGACTTACAGAAAGTCTTATCAATGCTGTAGGAACTCTTGGCGGGGTAGGTCCATTAACAAGTGGAAGTGCTGGTTCACCTGTCGGACTTGCTGAACAGATTCCTGCTGGTCTTCAAGCTGCTATTGGCCTTGGTGAGAAAATCTATGGTGGTATTACTGGATTGTTTAATCCCCATAGTACTGCTGCTGCCGAAGCTAAAAAACAACAAGAAGAGTTTGCCCAAAGTGATGTCTCCAAGGCACTTACTCCTAGAACAGAGGCTGGTCAGAGTATGGCTGCCTTTGTTGGCAGTGCAATTGGTCAGGGACAACAAGCTTTACAAGATCCACAATTCCAAGAAAAGTATCTTGGTAAAGAGATAGCCCACGGTCCTGTGGGGGCTGGTATTGCAGCCTTTGCTGAGATGGCTCCTGATCTAGCTATTGCCTATGGTATTAAAGCTGGAGTATCAGAACGTACTAAAACTTCTACTGTAGACACAATTCAACCTGGTAAGGATGTTCCAACAACTCCCACAGATACTTGGAAAGAGGAAGTACAATCACAATTCCCTCCTGGATCAAGCGGTGAAATTACTGGTAGACAGTTTGGTGGACAAAATCCACCTGAGGTTACAGAACAGGGGATGGCTGGTGTCAGTAATGAATCTATCGGCCCTGGTTTTTATAAAGAGGTTCTTGACCATCCTGAACTTAAACACGCAGTTCAGTTTGCTTTGGATACAGAAGAGATCCTAAATGAGAGAGCTAAAACAGCTAATGAGGAGGAGTTACCCCATCTTATAGCTGACCACGATAACCATGTGGATAGGTTAGCTTCTGAACTTAGGGCTTATGGAATTACCTCTAAAGCTGATGCACAAGGTCTAGCTGTTCATGACATGATTTCCGATCGTGTCTGGGATGAATTAAATTTTAAATGGGCTGAACAAGATTCCAGAGCTTTTACCGAAAAATTAGCAACAGATGGAACAAGAACTGTTGATCCAGGTCTGGAAGTTCCTTCTAAGTTTGATGAAATTAATGGTCAGTATCCAGACCAAGTTATTCCTATCTCTGCCCTCGGTAAAGCTGTTCCTGTGGCCGATACCGGGGGACTAGTTCGTATTAGACAAACCCTAGATATCAATGCAACTCTAGATCATATTATTGCTAATACGCAGAATCCTCTTTTTAAAACATTAGCAACTGCTTTACGCAACTTTGATCTAATGGGTAGTAAGTTCGGTGTAACTATGAACATTGCCACAGACCAAAAAGGTAAGGTAATGTTCGGAGCAGATACTTCCGGTAGACAAGCAGCTAACTACGGAATCGGAACTAAACAAGTTACTATTGGTATGAGAGGACTTACGGAACGAGTCTTTCTTCATGAGATGGTACACTCTGTAACTCTTAGAGCAATGTTGGGTGCAATTAAAAACCCTCTTTTAGCCTTACAAGGGAAAACTGATTGGGCTGTTAATGAAGGCCATCCTTTAGCTCCCCATATTAAAGCTATTGTGAATGCCTGGAAACAACTATCAGATCTAGCCCAAGAACATCATCCAGAAGCTTTTGCTGATCGCCATAACGGTAGTTGGTTATACGGGTTAGTAAACCCAGGCGAACTCATGGCTGAAGTTGGAACTAACCAAAAGTTTATGAGTTGGTTAAATCATCAAGTTATCCTTGAAAATGGTAAACCAACCACAATTCTTGGTAAAGTTAGAAGTGCTTTCCTTGGTATTCTTGGTAAGGAAATAACTAACTCTGCTTTGGATCATGTGATGTTCCATACATCAGAGCTTGCTAATGCATATGCCCAAGCTCCTAAGCTATGGGATGAATTCTTTGAAAGACAAGTTAAATCTGAGTTCAGTCCTCTTAGACCAGATCCCACTGCTGCTGCTATTAGAGGACTTCCAGGACTAGAAAAAACAGATTGGATTCCTGATCCAGAACCCTTTGAAATAGCTAAACCAAAGATCCTTAAGGAACAGGATGGTGGTGCCCAGATTACTGGAGAAGAGAGTAGACTAGGGCGTGGATTGAAAGAGACCCAGAATACTATGGGACCAAAGGTTGTCCCAGGATCAATCATGTCCTCTGCATTGCGCGGATCCACATTAGTAGACAATATCAGTCGGATCATGACCAGTGCGGTGAAACGGGCAGACGCTGCTGCTGAGAAATGGACTGATCCTATTAAGCACGCTATCAGCAAATTAAAAGAAGATGCTAGAAGCGAGCTACAATCGGTTCTTATGAAAGAACTTCAGCAAAAGGCTAGGTATACACCAGATCAGCTAAGACAACTAGGAATGAATGATGCGCAGATCCGGGCCTATACTGCCCTTCGTACATCATTTGATGATTCATTAAAACGACAGAATGAAGTTAGGGCTGAATATAAACTAAAACCTATAACTGAACTGGATGCATATCACGCAGCTAGATTCCAAACCGGATCTTTCAGGGCTGATTTTGTTGATGGTACAGGAAAGAAGATTTGGGGTATTTCCGAGAAAACTCCGTATGATAGACAAAAAGCTATCAACTGGATTCAAAAGAATCACCCAGAATTAAAACTAGCTAATCTAAAAAAAGTAGATATTGGACAGCATTTTAATAGTCTCCAGGCTGGTTATCTAGAGATGTTGGATTTTCTAGATAAAGACGATCCTAGGACACAAGCTTTAAAGAGTACTTACGAGGAAATGCTTGGAACTAAAACAGAGAATGTCGCAGGACAAGAACGTCACTTCCAAGTTAAGTCTGGAGTTCGTGGCTATCTTGGTGACCGTCCTTGGGTTCAAAAGAATGCTAGCGAGTTCTTTGAAGAACAACTTAAATATTTAGAAGGTGCTGCTAAATGGACTGAGATGCAGAAAGCCTTCTCTGATGCCACTAAGTATACTGGAGATAAAGAGATTAGGACTGCTCAACCAAATAACGTAGCTTATGCTGAAGAATATGTTAAGCATACCATGGGATTTGGTTCCAGTAAATTAATGGCTGAGTTGGAAAGAAAAGTAGCCGGAGCTTTTGGGCAATCTCCGCAGACATTTATGAATGGGATGTCCTTCGGTAAAAAATACTTCTATATCCTGGAACTATCCTGGAAGTTTCCTTTCATGATGATTTCCCTAGCTCAACATGGGTTTGCTATGGCACAACATGCTATGCTAGATTCTGAGGGATTTACTTCAAAGAGTTCACAGTACTTGTTTGACGGGTTTAAGTATGGCACACAACATGCTTTGTTGGATGCTAAGGATGGTGCATTGTCTGCTAATCCTAATATCCCAGGTATGGATCTAATTGAGCCTATGAAGGGATTCTGGGCTAATGCTAGGGAATATGCCCATGCCAATAAGATCATGGATCAGAACCCTTTACTAGAAGCACAGGATATTAAATCCGGACCAATTCAGCACAAGATTGAACAGATCGGAAACTTTCCCACGGCCTCTGTTGAAAAACTAGCCAGAGGATGGACCTTTTATGGCCTTGTCTCTCACCTAGCTGATTCTGGGAAGTTTGACCTAAAAGATCCAGCATCCCTAAAAGAAATGTTTTACAAAGCTGAAAAGGGGGTTTCAGTTACCATGGGTGACTATCGTCCCACAGAACGTTCCATGATCTTTAATCAGATGGGAATGATGGGGAAGATGGCTGCTGCTCTTAAAACATATCCAACCAATTATATGGGCCAACTAATGTTGTATACTAAGGAAGCAAACAAAGGAAATTATAAACCTTTAGCTTGGTTCCTAGCAATGCAATTCACAGTTGGTGGTGCTAGGGGAATGGTAGCTGTAGACGAGATTGAAGCTATTTGGGACTTCATGAAACGTCATATGCCCAGTGGTTTATATGAACATGTCAAGGACTATAGCCCCAAGAAGTGGATGGCCAATCCTGCCAACATGAGTGACTTTATGTATCATGGACTTCTGTCTAAACTAACTGGATTAAACATTGATGTTCAGGGTAGTATGGGAAGATTGATTCCTGGTCTTCAAGAGGGGCTCAATGCCATCGGAAGACATAATATTGAATATGGACAATTAGCTGATGCCGCTGCTCAATATTTTCCATCTATCCATGAAAACCTAGAAACAGCAAAAGCTGTCTACGGAACTGCTGTTGGTACAGCATTAAAGAACACCCCAGCTTGGGTTCCTAAAATGACCCCTAATGAAACTGCTGAACATCTATATGAAGCTACACCAACAGGTGCTAAGGGTCTTCTTAGAGAAAAGGATTCTGATTTCCATAAGGGAGATCTAATGATGAATCCGCATGAGTTGGAAAAAGGTCAGTATATTAGGAACCAGTCCGAACATACCAAAGGTGAATGGGGATTTAAATCACCACAGGAACAGAGAGCAATTGACGCATCTCATTCATATAGACAAATGTTAGCTATCATGAATGAGCATCGAAAGGAGGTGATCCGAGATCTAGAGGAGTATGCCCTAAGAAAGGATACTGCTCAAATACAACGACTCGCTCCACTATATTATCAACTAGGGGGGAACATTGCCGAATTAGATAAAGACTTGTCCAAAGCAGCTATTGAGAAAATGACTGATATGAGACAAAAAGCAGCCTTCGATTTACTACATGAAACTAATCTAACTAAACTACAACAATCAAGAGAATTCCTGCAATCTCTGGTACCACAAAAATGACTGAACAAGACCTTAAAACAATAATGCCTTATGCTAAGGGAGACAATATTCTATTGTTCCTTACACCATTAACATTGGCATGTCATGAATACCAAATCAATACTAGTGCTAGGATCAGAATGTTCCTAGCAAATATCACCGTTGAATCAGGATCACTACAATATGTTAAAGAGCTTGCTTCAGGGACAGAATATGAGGGACGAAGAGACCTCGGTAATACACAACCGGGAGATGGAGTTAAATATAAAGGACGTGGACTTATACAGATCACAGGTAGGGCAAACTATACTCAATGTGGTAAAGCCCTTGGAGTGGATTTGGTCAAGTCACCAGAATTACTTGAGCAGCCCATCTATGCAGCAGAAAGTGCTGCCTGGTTCTGGCAATCTAGAGGTTTAAACGAACTAGCAGACCAGGGTAATTTCTTTCTTGTTTGCTCAAGAATCAACGGTATTAATAAAACAACCAAGGAACCCAATGGCTATCCTGAAAGAGTCCGGGCCTACAATCTTGCCCTTACAAGAGAAATGGCCATATGATCTTGTAGAGTGCATTTGGGATGATGCGGAATCTTTCACCGGATGGGAGATAGGTTCTCAAATAAACCCTAAAGACTCTCTATGCACTACTATAGGATTTTTACTTAAAAAGACAAAAAAACATCTTGTTATTGCATCTACTGTTTCCTGGGATGACAGTGTTGAAGAACATACTTCAAACAACAGAATTCAAATCCCTGTTGGAATGGTAAAGAGACTAACGATATTGGTGAACAAATATGTGGACAAACCTAAAACCAAAGTTACAAAAACTACACAAGTCAGCGACGATCTGGTTTAATGGTGTTGGGGCTGTTGTTCTTTCTGGACTTCCACAGGTTCAGGATCAATTCCCACAACTACAGGGATATATTCCCGAGAAATTCTACCATTATGGTATGGCTGTGTTGGTTATTGGGAACATTATCCTACGATTTAAAACTAACAGACCACTAGAACAGAAGTAAAGAAAGCCCGGTTTATCCGGGCTTTTTATTACCTAGGAACCATCCTTATTTTTGTACCATAAATCTATCATTTCCTTTAATTTATCTAATCCCCATTGATTCATCGCACAATTTAACCACCAGCATACAAATCTAACATTATCTTTTGTATAGCCTTTTGTGTTATCAATTCTATCAATAGACATTGAATTTGGTTGGCTTGGTTCAAATGAAAACGGAATTTTTGTGATCTCACATTTAAAATCATTCTTAACCAATCTATCCCAACACCAATCAAAATCCAAAGCAGATCTATCAACGGTATTAGCTTTTAATAGAAACCGCAATCTATGGATTGCACTACAATGGCGCTTATTCCTGGTGATGTTTTCTTGTGTTAAATTTCTAGTGTCTCGTCTACAGGATTGACACACATATCTATAATGTAGTTTATCTATTGGAAGCGGATTATTACATAACTTACAGTTTGTTGCTTTTGTCATTACATACCACAAAAACCACGACCACTAAGAGAGCAGACATCTCCGTTCTCTTCTATCTCGACACCACGATGTTTTTTTGCGGTACTATAATCGACGGCTTCGAGGGGTTGGCCACCACGAGCTCCGCTTGGATAGGCTGTGAATCCCCGCAGTTTTGGAGCATATCGTGCAAGAGTTGAAGCAAACCTGCCAACTTCTGATTCTGAGTTTTGTCGGGATCCCCAAGGTGGGAGATTAATGGTTGATGAGATTCCCATATCAACGTAAGCTTGCACATCGCTCTGTAGTTTAATTCTTCGTTCGAAGTCTCCTGCGAGGGACTCGGCTGTGTCGATTCTGTCTGGATCAATTCCGAATTCATTAATTAGTCTTTCTGCTGTTGAGTCGATGACGTACTGATATTTCCATTGAGTTCCACCCGTGAGATAGCGTCTTTTATAAGCGACTGCATAAAGTGGTTCAATTCCTCCTGTAGTACTTGCAAGAATTGCAAGTGATCCCGTAGGGGCAATTGCTCTAACTGCCACTGGGCGTGAGATGCCAAGAGCCTCGCTAAACTGTTTGCTCGTGTTGTCAGATACATCTCTATATACCTCTAACCACTTGTGGAGTTCTGGGACAACTTCGTAGGGATATCCTCTTTTAAGGAGCCATTCGTGAAGGCCCATAATTCCAAGCCCGAGGCGGCGGTTCTTGCTGCGGACATCATGTACCTTTTGATAAGGTAAGTCAGCCCGTAGAGTCCCACATATAAGAAACTTAGTTGCCAAATGGACAACGGATTTAAGATCCTCCAGAGAATCAATATTGCCAAGGTGAATTGAACCGAGATTACAAACGTCTGAATCATCTTCAGAACAGACCTCGGTGCAAGCATTTCTAAGAGTTTCATTACTTTTGTCTCCAAAATTAAAACTAAATCCTGGTTCTCCTGTCATCATAGCTTGACGACAGTTTTCTCTAAATACTGGATTAGTTTCCAGTACTTCTGGATGATATGTTTTTACAAAACTATAGCTTAAACATCCAAAAGCAGCATCATCATAGTTAAGACTAATATTGGTCATATCCAGAGGAGCAGGATGATTATAGTTTTCTTTCTTTACATCAGCATTAGTTAAGCTGCTTCTTTCGGAAAGTCGTTGTTCGGACCAATTCTTGGATGTAAGGAACTGAGGGATGTCTGGATGTTGCCAATTAAGCGAAGCATAAATTGCACTTCTTCGGCTTCCTCCTTGCATAACGTTCCGTCCGATTTCGTTGATTGCATACATAAGTGGTATAGGTCCACTAGCGACTCCCCCAGTTCTGCGCAGCGGCGCTCCGCTATGCCTAAGACGTGAATAGTCGATGCCAATTCCGCCCCCAGTCATTAAACACGACATTGCTCTCCAGGTTAAGTTTGCCCACTCTTCTCTTGTGTCTTCTTCTGCTCGAAGGAGGAAGCAATTATTGACGTAATGGGTTGGCCGTCCACAGTAATAGAGATATCTTCCTCCGGGTATCCATTTCTGAGCACGCAGGCTGTGTTCAAGTGCCTCTCTATCTCCTTGAAGAAGTAATGGAGATTCTGTTCCCCAACGCGATCCACAAATATCTTCGATAACGCGATATGAAAGAAGGTCCCAGGTGTCATCTTTTCCTTGGGCATATTTAAGTTTGAAGATATCATTTGAAAATTTGGTCTTGAAGGTCAATATATTTCCTTAGTTCATCCTTGGCTTCTTCCTCTCGTACAGCTTCTAGATAGTGTTTACGTGTTCTGTGTTTACTCCTCATCGGAGTATCCTCCCCAGGTAAGTTCTCCTGTGAGTTCTTTTTCGGTTTCTTCATAATCTGAATCATCGAACTCCAAAACTAGCTCGTCATACTTGTCTTCGATCTTGTCCGTAAATCTTTCAACGAGTTCATCAGAATGGATATCAAGTAACTCCATTAGGAAGGTCTCTTCCTCCCTCTTTAACTTTTCAATTAATTCGCGAAGCGTAAGCATTTAGTGCGTTTGCTGTAGCAGCATTTGAGTCCGCTCGGCTTGATGTTTGTCTAAGAGCTTCTGCGAGTTCGTTGTATTGTCTGTAGGCAAGTTCGAGGGCAGCGTTACTGGAGGTGCAGTCTTGGCCGGACAGTCGCTCAATTTGGGCGACATAACTATTGGAGCTTGCGCGCAAGCCATTAATAGTAGACCGGAGCTTAGCATTAGCCACAGTTTGGGTTTTGATTTGTTGATTAAATTCATCCTTCTCTTTCGTTACTTCTTTCTGGTTGTTTTCTTCGATGGTTCTGACTTGTCTTTGGAAGGCTTCGGACGCACTTGCCATTTGCTCCGTAATTGAAGCAACTTTCGCATCTCCGGCAAGACTTCCTTCGTGGTGTCCGTAGAAGTAGATTCCGGCAACAATTGTGATTCCTGCGAGTCCCGAGATGGCCCAGGACGGGATTCCGAACATGATGCTCCTTTCTTACTTAGAAACATATTCATTAATAACCTCTTGGTACAATACTACCTGGATTCTTTTTGAGTAGGTCAAGAATCTCTTGTACCTGTTTTGATACAACCCCAAGCATCTCCATTAGTTGTTGGTTAGTGGGACTAAATGGAGGATATGGATATACTTGTGGAGAACTTTGGTTTTGGTAATGAATTCCACCCATACAATAAGGGCAAGCTTGCATCATAACGTAATTTCTCCTAAAAGGTGCCGGGTTTTACGGTACACGTCTTCCAACACAGCACAGTCAGACTCGCATCGTTCAATCATAGTAGGCATATGTTCATCTGTCTTAAATGCGATCTCTGACCAAACATTCTGAGATACACTCATCTTCTGTTCTGGTGTTCCTAGGAATCCAGCCACAGCAGCCATCGATCTACGTGCCATTAGTGTTTTTGATTTAAGACTATAGTACATGTCGATATGGAATCGTTTAGCTACTGGTGTTAATCCCCACTTAAGTCTACGAGTATTTAGCATGGGTACATCAAATCCCTTGCCATAATAAGTACACCAAACAAAGTATTTTTCTAATTCATGTCCCAATTCTCTAACTACCCTCTGATCATTACCGACCTGTTTAATGGAGAATGTATACGGCTTTTTTCCAAAGGGTTTTAGTGAACCACATAATACAGAATTATAGTCTCCCTTCAAACCATTGGCCTCTAAATCCCAAAATACTATACCATACGGATGGGTTTCAACCAAATCTAAGTACTGTTGGGTATCAACTTTCAAGAATTTCCCCCAGGAGCAAATTTAGATGCGTCCATTGTTTGTAATAGTGAGAAGGGAATAGCCCCGACTCTCAACATTTCTGTCAGTCCGACTGTAAAAATAATGTCGGTTTCTTCTTCTGTAAAGTCACAATTTACTTCTGTGATTCCATCTGGTGTCTTGATTCTTTTATTAACTTGCACCAATTCTCCAATGAAAGTATTACTAATGGTTGACTGTTATTTTGTTTTATGACCAAAATCGGATTGAGATTACCGGCCGCAGTCTCAGACTGCTCATAGTCTTTATATACAGCGTAGCGTGCGTGGGATTTGCACTCGTATGAATACGGATGAACTACACGGGCCTTTTCTGATAGTTGTATATCGGCACCAGTAACACCCATCGGAGTGCTGCGAACATCATTAGATGTGAGTTCAGGAAATAAGTTTAGTATTTCAGAAACTATCTTCTGCTGTAACAGGCGTGCTTTCTGCTTCTTCGACGAAACTTTCATTCAACCAATATCCTGAGCTGATTTGTTCAAGAACTTGGTAGTATTCGTCTTCAGATCGCAAGAGACGCAGCAAGCGACAGTTAACAAAATACTGTCGTTCGTCGTCGTAATATGACCGAACACGGCTTTCCATTTCTTCAGGAGATAAGCCCAGAAGCGCCCGTTTAGCCTTGACTGGGCCCATTCCTTTGACACCTGGTATATTATCAGATCTATCTCCTTGTATGACGGAACTCCAAAATTCGAGTGCAGCCTCGTTATAGTCCAACGAATAATGGGCCTTAGTAATGAAATTATAATGTTGTCCGGTAAGTTGATTAAAATCTTTATCGATACTGATGACGACAGACTGTTCATTATGGGCGATAGCCATTCCGTCGTCGGCTTCGTACCCGACTGTGATTTCAGCTCCCCACTCTCTAACCAGAAACTCTCTACAGGCATCCAGCCAAGCTGGTCTCGGTGCTCCTCTACGATTAGCTTTGTAGTTTTTATAGATAGAGTATCTAAAATTTTCACTGCCTGACAGAAAGATTCTTTGTTCTGTAGCCGCAGTCTCACTGAGGATACGATAAGTAATTTCGTCAAGTCTGAGGATTGCGAGTTCAACTGGTTCCCTATGCTCTTTCTCCTTGGTAGGTTCACAACTAGCGGCACACCGCCAACAGAGGATGTCTCCGTCAACTAGAGCTATCACTTTTTCTGGCATTTGAAGTATCAAGTTAGTCCTAAAAGAAAGGGGCCGGAAACCCGTTAATGTAGGCAGTAGTCCTACAATACCCCTTGAAACCCTATCCTACGTGCTGGATGTTAAATCCGTAATCCTTGATACTGTGTGGATTACTGGCACCATAGGAACGGTCAATTGGCCATAGTTCGTGCTTACGTGCTTGCTTACG